TAACGCTCAACGATATGTGGCAGGTACACGACCGCACGGTGAGCAGGAGAGCGCGAATATGAGCTTGCGAGTTAGCCAGAGCCAGAACTACAAGAACATCACCAGCACCACCACGGTGACGACCAATCCCGGTGGCTGCTATGGGATTTTCGTAGCCTCGGCCTCCAGTACCCCGACCCTGAAGGTCACCGATGGCGCAACCACCATCGTCAACACCTTCACCCCGGCGGGCGCGACGTTCTACGAGATTCCGGCCAGCTTCAGCACCAACCTTACGGTGACGGTCGGCGGTACGGTGGACTGCACGGTGTTCTGGTCGTGAGCCGCAAGGCGGGCCTCTACGCCAACATCCTCGCTAAACGCGAGCGGATCGCGGCGGGGTCAGGCGAGCGGATGCGTAAACCCGGCGAGGAAGGCGCACCGACCGCTAAGGCATTCCGCGAATCAGCCAAGACCGCGAAGCCTGAGAAAAAGAAATGACCGCAGCGTGGCAGCGGAGCGAGGGCAAGAACCCGAAAGGCGGCCTGAACGAGAAGGGCCGCGCCTCGTACAAACGCGAGACTGGTGGGACGCTGAAGCCGCCTGTTAAGAAGGGCGACAACCCGCGCCGCGCATCGTTTCTAGCCCGCATGGGCAACATGGCTGGCCCGATGGAGAAGAACGGCAAGCCCACCCGCCTTGCGCTTGCGCTCCGTGCATGGGGCGCATCTAGCAAAGAGGACGCCAAGGCCAAGGCCCGAGCGATTAGCGCCCGCAACAAGGGGAAGGACTAATGGAGAATCTCACCAGCCCCGAGGTAGACAAGTACCTCCGCATCATCGGCGCTTACGACAACGAGTTCGCCAAGTGGTCGGCCCGTACTAAGAAGATCATCAAGCGTTACCGCGACGACACCCGTGGGCAAACGCTGACCGAATCGGCCAAGTTCAATATCCTTTGGTCAAACGTCCAGACGCTGATTCCTGCTGTATTCGCCAAACTCCCGAAGGCTGACGTATCACGCCGCTTTGGCGACAACGATCAAGTGGGTCGCGTGGCCTCGCAGCTCCTTGAGCGTGCGATTGACTTTGAGATTGAGCATTACCACGATTTTCGCAACACGATGCGCTACTGCGTGGAGGATCGGTTCCTTGGCGGTCGCGGTCAGGCGTGGGCGCGGTACGAACCTCATGTACGTCCGCAGGGCATTGAGGATGACGGCCTGCAGGTCACCGAGGACGTAGAGTCAGGAGAGCTTGCCGACGTTCCCGAGGAGATTGATTACGAACGCGCCCCGGTGGATTACGTCCATTGGCGTGATTTCGGTCATTCACAGGCCCGCACATGGGAGGAAGTGAGTCAGGTCTGGCGCTGGGTCTACATGACCCGTGAGGCGCTCGTAGAGCGGTTTGGCGAGGAAATGGCCCGCAAGATACCGCTAGACCAAGGACCGGAGCCGCTGAACGCCTACAACGAGAGCAAGAAGGCGTACAACCGTGCCAAGATTTGTGAGCTTTGGGACAAGGAAACCCTGAAGGTCTATTGGCTTTGCAAGGGTATGCCGCAGGTCATTGATGTCCGCGACGACCCGCTCGGCCTTGAGGGTTTTTTCCCCTGCCCGAAGCCGCTCTATGCGACGACAACCAGCGACACGCTGGTACCTGTCCCCGACTTTGTGCTGTACCAAGATCAGGCGATGGAGTTGGACATTCTGTCCGACCGCATTGATGGTTTGGTTAAGGCGCTGCGTGTGCGCGGTGTTTATGACGCCAGCCAGCCTGCGCTGCAACGCTTGCTTACAGAGGGCGACAACAATGCGCTTATTCCAGTTGATAAATGGATGGCTTTCAGCGAGAAGGGCGGCCTTAAAGGCAGCATTGACCTCCTTCCGTTGGACACCCTCGCCAACGCCCTCCTCCAATGCTACAAAGCCCGCGAGGACATCAAGAGCCAAATCTACGAAATCACGGGCATTTCGGACATCATCCGTGGTGCGTCCTACGCCAGCGAAACGGCAACCGCCCAGCAAATCAAAGGGCAATACGCAGGGCTAAGACTGCGTTCCATGCAGGAGGATGTGGCCCTCTTTGCCTCTGAACTGATTAGGTTTAAGGCGCAGATCATGTGCGCCAAGTTCCAGCCGCAGACGCTGCTGTCGTATGCTGCCGCACAGCAGATGCAGCCTGCGGATCAACAAATGATCCCAGACGCGCTGCAACTCTTGCAGGATCGCCCGCTGCGTAACTTCCGCGTGGAAGTCGCCGCCGATAGCCTTGTGCAGGTAGACGAGCAGCAAATGAAGGCTGACCGTTTGCAGTTTATTCAGGCGTTCGGTGGTTTCTTACAGCAGGCGCTCCCGGTGGGTCAGTCCTCGCCGCCGATGGTGCCGGTGATGATGGAACTCCTAAAGTTTGGTATTCAAGCGTTCAAATCCTCGCGCCCGATTGAGGGGCAAATTGATCAGGCGCTGGAGCAAATCAAACAGCAGGCTGGGCAACCGCGTCCGAACCCTGAGGCAGAGGCGGCGCAGGCACAGATGCAGGCTGAACAGCAACGAGCGCAGGCTGAGATGCAGATGGAACAGCAGAAAGCGCAATTTGAATTGCAGTTAAAAGCTCAGGAAATGCAGCAGAAAGAACAGTTGGAGCGATTCAAAGCCGAGTTGGACGCTGCGACAAAGATTATGGTCGCCCGCATTACCGCCAATCCCGGCATGGATTTGCCAATGCTAGAACAGCAGCAGGCCGCAACCGACCGCGTGGCGCAGGATGTGGGCCAGTCGGTGCAGGCAACGATGCAGCAGCTCGTCGGGTTGTATCAAAACCTGATGGATACGCAAGCGCAGAACATGGCGGGCATCCGCGCAGCCCTTACGCAGCTTGCCGCTCCAAAACGCATTGTGCGCGGCCCTGATGGTCGTGCGGCAGGCGTAGAAATTGCGCCGCCGGTGACTATGCAGCCCCCGTTGATGACGAGACAGTAATCCGTGGCGCTGGTCTTACAAGATCGCGTTAAAGAAACAACGAGTACCGTTGGTACTGGTTCGTTTGCTCTCGGCGGTACATCCACCGGGTTTGTATCGTTTTCGGTCATAGGTAACGGCAACACGACGTACTACACCGCTGTGGATAACACCACCGGCGATTGGGAAGTCGGCATTGGAACCTATACCCCCGGCACCTTGTCCCGTGACACGGTGCTGGCCTCCAGCGCAGGCGGCGTAAAGGTTCCGTTTGCCGCAGGCAGTAAAGATGTTTTTGTTGCGTACCCTGCTGAAAAAGCGGTGACGTTGGATTCGGCGCAAACGCTTTCCAATAAAACACTTTCTAATGCGGATTTAGGCACGCCGACTGCAGGCGTTCTCACAAATGCTACGGGACTGCCCCTCACCACCGGAGTCACCGGCACTTTGCCGATTGCCAACGGCGGCACGGCGCTCACTTCAGCCCCGTCAAACGGTCAGCTGCTAATTGGTAACGGCACCGGCTATTCACTCGCCACGCTTACCGCTGGTACGGGCGTCACGATTACGAACGGCGCAGGCAGCATCACGATCAATGCGCCGGATGTTGGGACGGTCACGGCGGTTACCGCAACAGCCCCGCTTGCCTCCTCGGGCGGCAGTACGCCTGACATTTCGCTTACTGGCACGGTCGGCGTAGCCAACGGCGGTACGGGTGCCACCACCTTAACGGGTTACGTTAAAGCCTCGGGGACGGCAGCCTTTACGGCGGTCGCGCAGATACCCAACACGGACATTACGGGCCTCGGCACGATGTCCACGCAGAACGCCACCAACGTCGCCATCACGGGCGGCGCAATCAACGGTACAGCTATTGGCGCGTCCACGCCGTCCACGGCAAGTTTTACTGATTTGACTGTTGACAACCTCAACGTCAACGGCAACACGATCACGTCAACTGACAGCAATGGAAACATTACCCTTGATCCAAACGGAACTGGGGCAGTTGATGTTTCGTCTGCCAAAGTTATCAATTTGGCAACCCCGACCAATAACACCGACGCTGCAACCAAACAGTATGTGGATACGCTCGTTGCAAGCGGTATTACTTATCACACCCCAGTTAAATACAAAGCCGCCTCGGCGCTAACTGCAACGTATAACAATGGGTCGTCAGGCGTTGGCGCAACACTAACCAATTCCGGCACGCTGACAGCCTTTACACCAGACGGTGTAACCGCATCAACGAACGACCGCATTTTAGTTGCAAGCCAAGCCAATGCCGCACAAAACGGCATATACACCGTTACGACGGTTGGAAGCGGATCAGTTGCTTGGGTGCTAACTCGCGCTACGGACGCCGACACTTACGGGCTGAAAAGTCCCACGGCCCTTGGTGAGGGTGATGCCTTTTTTGTAAGCGCGGGCAACGTGGCGGCAGGTCAAACCTATGTCTGCAACACCAGCGGGACGATTACATTTGGCACGACCAATATCACGTTCGCGGAAGTGGCTGCCGCACAGGTTTACTCGGCAGGCACCGGCCTAACCCTTACCAATACAACCTTTAGCATTACGCCCGTTGGCACGGCCAGCACCTATGGCTCGGCCTCACAGGTGCCGGTCATTACGACCAACGCCTCGGGTCAGGTCAGCAGCGTTACGAATACCTCTATTGCTATCGCTGGCAGCCAAATCACGAGCGGCACCGTGGCTGTCGCAAATGGCGGCACCGGCGCATCCACATTAACGGGATATGTGAAGGGCAACGGCACAAGCGCCATGACGGCAAGCGCAACGGTGCCGGGTTCCGACGTATCAGGAAACATCACGGGTAACGCTGCGAACGTCACCGGCACGGTAGCGGTTGCTAACGGCGGCACGGGACAGACGACCTACACCGACGGTCAGTTGCTGATCGGCAACACAACCGGCAATACGCTTGCCAAATCCACGCTAACGGCTGGCTCTGGTATCAGCATTACGAATGGGTCAGGCAGTATCACCATCGCAGCAACGGGCGGTGGGTCTACGA